TTCTTTGTTGGTGGTTCATCCTCATTATTATACTCTTCTTCCTGTCCAGAGTCAAGTATGTTGTCCTGTGCTGTCTGCTCACAGTCATATAGACGCATCTTGGCACGATCGATGCCAACAATAAATCTCTTGTTCACAGAAATATCGTTGTATCGGTTCTTCAACTGCTTCACCATAATCTGTCCAATTTGTTCAAGTTCCTCTGTGCTAATAAGGGCAAACATAAGATCAGCAGTAGCAGGGAGGCCAAAGGACTCAGAAGTGTCAGTAAGGTCAACATCAGAGCTACCATAACCAGAACGAGTGGTCTGGGTGGCAGATACGATAGGGACCTCGGCTTCGACAGCCAATCCTCTAAGCTCTTCTGCAATAGCCTTAATATAGCTATATGAATTGATAGAGCCACCCTGCCTATATCTACTGGAAGCACATATATTAAGGTAATCAATGAAAATAATATCAGGTCTAAATGACTTCTTAAGTGCGAGTTCATTAAGAAGTGCCTTAAAGTGTCCACTATGTGCACTTGCAGTCGGATACTCTTTAATTATAAGTGACCCTTGAGTTTTTTCAGAAAGTTTAGTGACTTTGTTTTCAAACATTGACTTTGGCAAGTCAGTCAGATCCTGAATGGGAACGTTCAGTAGGTTCGCATCAATTCGTTCAGCAATTTTCTCCTCTGCCATCTCCATTGTAATGTAGAGAACGTTCCGTCCCTGGAGCAAGATGGAGCTAGCCACATGGCACATGAATAGAGACTTCCCGACGCCCGTACCAGCAAGTGCGATGTTAAGAGTTTTGTTAGGGAGGCCACCTTTCGTGATTTTGTTAAAGTATTCGAGATCAAATGGGATTGTGTCCTCTTTCTTGTGATAGAAGTCATATCGTTCTTGGTAGTTTAGTAAGTAGTCGTGTCCAATATTATTGTCAAATGATACTGATAGAGCATCAGAAAGAATACTGGGAATAGCATCCCTATTCTTTTTATCATCCTGCCCATCAGCGATACTGATCGATTCCATCAAGGCAAGATAAATCGCACGATCACGGCACCACTTTTCAGTAGTGTCTAGCAACCATTGATGATCTACTGGAGAGTCTGTGAATGATTGACATATGTCTCTCGTTTCTTTGATTTCACTCTCGTTCAGATCTGTTCTGTTCTCAACCTCAATATTTAGTGCTTCAGTTGTGATTGCTGATCCGTAATTTACGATGAACTGAGTAATCTCCTCAAAGATTACTTTTTCAGATCTATTTTCAAAATAAGTTGGTTCTATAAATGGGATGACTTTGCGTGAGTATTCCTCGTTGCATATTAAGTTTCTAAGAATTGTTGTTTCAATTCGTTCCATAGGAGAAAATCTTCTTCGCGGCAGCATCAAGTTGCTGCATTACTTCTTCGGTAAAATAGGTATCAGGGTCTTTGAGAATTGCCTTGGCATAAACTTTCTTGCCGTCTATCTCATATCGACCAGCAACGTTTTTCCACATCCCAGCAGCTTCACCGAGTTCAAGAAGACCGTAATATCGATCAAGACCACGCTCATCGTAATACAGACGCACCGTAACATCTTGATTCTCCTTGCTTAAACGTGATTTAGCAGTCTTTGCCTTGATAAGATTTCCGACGACATCAGTTCCATCCTTCTCCTTTTTCTTGCTAAGGTGAATAATTGTTGATGCGGCATATTTGAGACCACTTCCTCCGCCCATTTCTTTGGTAGGAACATAAGAACCGATGACATCGTAGGTATGGTTGGTAACGATCATTGGTATGTTAGCCTGCCCCAACTTCAATGTCAACATCCGAAACGCACCTTTAATCAGTTGTGATTTTGTCATATCACGAACCTGTTTTTCGTTGAGTGCGTCGGTGATTTCCTTTTCAGTGGACAGCATACCAAGAGAGTCTAACACAAACATACAGGGTTTGCGTTCGTCTTCAGATTTTTTTAGGTATATGTCAACTGCTTTGAGTGCCTTGCTACGGAACTCCTCAACAGTAACAACGTTTACGACAACCAACCGGGTAAGGTCAATCCCTCTACTTGCAAGTAGACTCTTATTAACAGCCGCTTCAGTATCGAAATATAGGCAATACCCATCAGGATTAGAATCCAGGAAATTTTTGACAACTGCAAGCGAGAAGAAAGTTTTTCCAGTACTAGACTCGCCAGCAATGGCAGTAATCTTATTCCCAGATACACCACCAAATATAGACCCTGAAACAAGTCCGTTAAAAATGTACGAACCTGTGTCAACGAATGTTTCAGTTTCGTCAATGTCTGCTGCGAGTTTTGTGAAGTCATCTCCGATCTCTTTTACAATATCTTTTAGAAAATCCATTATGCAAAAAATAGTTCAAGGTTTACAGTTTTCTCAACATTCCACCCAATCGCATCAAGGATGGACTTGAGTGGTTCTACAAAACTCTTTTCGAATTGTAGGTCATAGTCAATGTATTTGTCAAGATTGAGTTCTGTAGGAAAGTCCTGAATAAAAGAGATTACGTTCTCCCTTATGATATTTGGTTTCTTCAGGTAAATGAACTTAATCTTTTCACCGTTATTAATAAGTGAATATTTATTGGTCAGTTTGTTCTCCTTAATATAATGATTGAAAAGAAGTGCTCCACGACAATGAATGGGAGTGCCCTTTACATAAATGTCGGAATGAGACTTATATTTTACCACATCAGAGACCGAACGGGGAAAAGCAATCTCTTCTGGTGGAAGATTCTTGAAGTCTTTACGGCACTTATCGATGAAGTCGATAACATTCTCCTCGGTGCCGTTCATCATTAGTTTGAGACCATCCTTAATCATCTGACGACATGGTGCCGGTGTGGATGATTTAACTGCCTCAATACCCATCATCTTGAGTTTAGGTTCAGAATATTGAACTCCCTCACTGTTCCATACGTTAAGAATATATCGTTTCTTCGCAGTCCAGATACCACGTTCTGCGATATTCTCACGTTTCATAATCATTTTTTGTTCATATGCCTGAACGTAGTTCGCAAGGTTCTGATAAGACTGTTCGATGAATGGTTCCAGTTTGTCTTGACAGATCTTGTCAAGTAACGAAACAACTGCGTTTTTATCGTCAGACTTATTACTAAGAAATTTATCAACAAGAGGTCCCAGATTAAGATAGATTGAATCAGTGTCAGATGCAATGACATAATCTTCCCCCTCAGTTTGCAAAATCTTATTTAGAAATCCATTCATCTTATTCTCAATCCAACGGATAGAGACTTGACCAGAAAGCGTAATCGCCTCCGCATTGGCCAGTTTATAGTACCTAAAATACTGATTACCAATAGCACCATATGCAGAGTTGAGTTGAATCTTGCGAGCCATCTGAATGTTATTACATCGTGCGATTTCTTTTTCCAACGACTTCGACGGAGTTTTTTCATAATCTTGCTTTGCCTTAAGCATCTTCTTTTTGTAGATGGTTCGATCTTTATAGATCTTCTCCATCAGTTCTGGTAAAAACCCACGCACGTCCTTACGATACATGGCACCGTTGGCACATACCGCATTGTCTTTATACATCTCAAATGTCAGTTCCTCGTTGAGGATCTTATCGACCGTAACTGAAGGGTGTCGAGTATCCTGTAAGGTCTCTGGCGAGATGTTGTATTGCATAATAAGATGAGGGTAGAGAGAATTAAGGTCAAAAGACACCACCCAATCATACTTTCCCGGAATCGGTTCCTTGACATAAGCACCTGCGTATTTGGAATCTTTGTCTGAACGTTCTTTCGGTGGGATCACAATATCTCGTTTTTTGAGATAGTTGTAGATGATCGCATCCCACATACGAACTTGAAAGAATACATCATTATAGTTTACCTTGGCATCATATGCCATAGTAATCGCAAGTTCAATCAGTTTCATCTTGTCTTCCATACGGTCAACAAGTTCTACGTCAATGATATTATATTCTACAAACTTCTGCCATCCATTGGTATAGAAATCTTTAAAAGTATCAAACTCACTGTGATCAAGTTTCTTCTGCCCTAGTTCTACACTCGCAATGTAATCCAGACGATAGGATTCTTGCGCCTTATAAGTAAACTTCTTATAAAGATTTAGGTAATCTAGTTGCGTGACTCCTCCAACATCATAAGAAATCTGCTTACGACCCATGATAACAGTCTCACGTTCTGTCACCAAACCCCAAGGTGACATGCGTTTCTTCAACTTCTCACCAAGGATTCTATCAATACGACGCACCAGATACGGCATATCATACAGTTCACTATTCCAACCAGTGACAACCTCAGGAGTATTCTCCTCAATCATCCACCAGTTGATAAAGTCATTCAGAAGTTCATACTCTGTTCTGAATCCTTTGTAGGTAACATTCTTCTGGGTATTGTTGAATGTTCCACGACCCCATGTTCGAATTTGCTTTGTATTATAATCCTGAACGGTAATGAGTAAAACTTCCTCGGCAGCAGATTCTACATCAGGGAATCCGTTCTCTGATGCAACCTCAATATCAATCGTAGAGATTTTGATTTTACTAGTATCAAACTTAATCTCTTCTTCAGGATACATCTCAGAAATATACTGATAGATGTATCGGTCATTTCCATAGACCTTGAAATTATCTACACCTTCATACCTACTGATAAAGTCTCTACAATCACGAACCGTTCCTGGTTCTACCGATTCAACATAATCCCCCTCAAGAGTTTTATACTTTGTTTTCTTATTTGATGGCAAGAAAAGAGTTGGATAAAACTTTTCTCTTGTAGCAAAGTGCCTACCGTTCTCATATCCACGGACGAGGAAGTGGTCCCCAACCATTTGAACGTTGGTGTAAAATCTCATTAGTTGATTATTTTCAAGTATTTGTCAAGTAAATCCTTGTTAGGATCAGCAATAGTAATAATTTTGTCAGAACTAATCATAAACTCAGTTTGATTAGTATTATCCGACATCCATCTAGAAAGATTTTGTCCTTCTACAAATTCGCAAGGATTGGTCAATCTACAATCAGGTTCCCCGATTTCGGCACCTATTTCCTCAATCTGTGATAGTAAGATCTGGTTGTTCAGTAAAACTATCATTTTGATTGTTTTTTCCATTAATCATGTCCTCATAAAGTTCTTGAATTTCTTTTGCCGGTGTCACAACTGTTACTAACCAATCATATCGTACAGGAATTTCCTCATCCATAGTGAAAGGGATCCAAGGACTAAATGAAATATTCATTTGTGCATCACTCTCATCTCTAGGTTCTTCTGTTAGAAACCCATATGTAGGAGAAAGAGTTGTAACATAGGGTTTCTTAAACAAATACCCACAAATCTTTTCTTCCTGAATCAGTTCTTTAATATCAGCAATAACTGATTCTCCAGATTTTAACAGTGCAATTTTAATAGACATAATCAGTATTTTTCTCAGATCATTATAGCAATAAAAAAGAGGGGCGTCAACTGGATTTTGCCAGTTTCCCCTCCGTCCATACGACGACGATATTCTCTATTATTTAGAGATAATCTTTTCGTTGATGATGTTCCGGAACAATCTTACCAAGCACAACACTCAGTAACCCATCCTCAAAGCTAACTGATCTAACTTCCGTTTCATCACTGAGGGTCCAAGATCTGGTGAAAGATCTTTGAGCCACTCCTCTGTGGACATATTCCGTTCCGGTCTCTTTGTCTTCTTTTTGTCCTTCGACAAAGAGTTTTCCGTCTTGTGTGTAGACATAGACTTCTTTCTTTTTGAATCCTGCTAATGCTAATTCCAGTCTCGATTCTACATTACTAACCGTGACTAGATTGTATGGGGGATAATTACTCGTCGTCTCATGCAGCGTCGTGAGACGATCAAAATAATCTTCCATACCAATGCTGTTTCTATTTATAAGGTCTAGAAACTGATTCAAATTGGCAGCGTT